GGGAATTCGGGCTAAGAAACCTAATTCTCCCCAGACGATTGGCAGACCAAAAACCGCGCGCCTAGCTGAGTATGAAGAACGTACTTACTTAGTTCCATCTTCATGGGGAGATATTTATAATAAGATAGACTTTTCTCAGATAACTAAAACTCCTCCTAAAAGTCCTTACATAGCAAGTGATTTTGTTCCTACTCCTCCACGAGTTGCGGAGGAAATGGTTAGACTTGCAACAGAAGGAAGACAAACAACCTCAATATTGAAGCCGCACGGTGGCCACGGACATCTCGCTTCAGAGATAACTAAGCAAACTGGGCAACCTCCTACTATCTTAGAAATTGATCCTTCAAGATATGCTCGCCTGCATATGAAAGGCCATAAAGTTGCGGGTCAAGACCTTTTAAAGCATTTTGACAAATACGACACAATAGCAATGAAACCTCCGTGGTCTAGGTCACAATATCGCGACCACATTGCACATGCCTATGGTTTACTAAAACCAGGAGGAAGGTTGGTGGCTCTAGTTCCAGACAGGGGACTCTTACCTAATGCAGCGAAGGAGTGGCATGCGTGGTTGAAATCAGTGGGTGCAAGGAAAAGCGAACAACAGTATAAGATTCAAACTGGATTTATGAGCGCAGTGAGTGGGCGGATTCTTATCATTGATAAGCCTGCCTTAGTTGGACCAGTTGCTATGAAAGTACAGCAGACTCCTCCTCACATAAAGCAGAAAGTAATTGAAGACTCCAAACTAAGAGGACTTGCTTAGAGTGCCTACTCTAGACCTAAACAGAGCAATTGTAGACTTCCCCTACTATGCAGCTTCTCTCTTGAAGATCAAGACAAAAGAAGCTCAGCTGGCTCCGTTTGTACTTTGGGAGCCTCAGATTAAGTTAGATCAATGTATCAACAACACAATCAAAGAAGGCAAGTTACCGAGAGTTATTTGTCTCAAAGCCGCTATGTGTAGACTTTTCTACGAATGCCTCCCTAAAGCCCTCAAACCTATGGCTCGTTATGACTCTAAAAAAGAACTAGTTTTTGAGAACCCCGACAAACGCACCAGAGCCGCTAACCCTGGTTTTAGGTCGAGTATTGAAGTCTACACGGCTGGCAAGAAGCTAGGTCTACCTTCACGCATAATCTCCACAGCTCAGAACTTGCAAGTTGGACCTTTCCTGAGGACGTAATCCCGGCCCTAATGCCTACAATCCCAATGACCCAAGAAGCCTTCGTAATGTTTGAGTCAACAGCTAAAGGAGTAGGAAATTTCTTTCATGACGAATGGTTAAGAGCCACAGAGGGTGAATCAAACTTCACGCCTCTATTTATAGCGTGGTTTGAGCTGGCTTCGTACTCACGCGAGTTCAGAACCCAAGCCGACAAGAAGGCCTTTAATGAGCGCCTTACTGACGAAGAAAAGGAACTCAAGAGTACTTTTAACTTGACCTTAGAACAGCTCTACTGGCGCAGGCTACAGATCAACGACCTGGGCGGCGACGTGGACCTCTTCAGGCAAGAAAACCCAGCAACGCCCTCTGAGGCTTTTATTATTAGTGGAGTTCCAGTCTTTGATCGTAAGAAACTTAGAATCATGGCCACTAAGTGCAAGGAGCCAACTTTTAGAGGCACAGTAGATTTTAATGGTAAGTTAGTACCTACTTCTCAAGGAGAGTTGAAGATATGGAAGTGGCCTGAGAAATCTGGTATTTATTCTTTGGGTGTAGATGTCTCTGATGGTGGGAAGGACTACTGCTGCGTTGAGATATGGCAAAAACTCAAGGCTCCTCTAATTGCTGAACAGGTTGCCGAGTGGCACGGACACACAGATCCAGTAATTCTTGGGGAGATAACCTCTGTCTTAGCTACTCTTTATGGAGAGGGGTTGGTAGGAGTAGAGACTAATGGCCCTGGGAGTCTTACTCAAAACAAGGTCCTCGAACGACATTGGAACGTTTATAGGCAGGAGAACTTCGACAGGTTTGACGTGGCTCTGACTAAGAAGCTTGGGTGGTTGACTAATCTTCGTACTAAAAAACTCCTTGTTAGCTATATGACCCATTGTATACATGACATGGGTTTGATTATTCATAGTAAGGACCTAATTAGAGAATGTACGTCTTTTATTAGATCAAACTTAGAGAGCGCCGGAAGTGCTGCCGGGAGTGGTTACGACGACCGAGTCATGGCTGCTATGATCGGACTCTTTATAATGCACCAAACCATCGACGAAGAACCTAACATGGAGTTTGTTTCTACAATGGCGCCTCCAGTTGACTCAACAACTAAAGCAGTCTTTGTAGACAGAGACTTTGAGAAAATTCTTTCTGAGCCACAGACTGGTTACGAAGACAGTTGGCTCAACTACTAAGGAGTCTTACGATGGAAAAAGAACTCAACCAAGCTTCTCAAACTCTAATAGATCAGCTCCCCGACCACATAGGAGAACAGGTTACATCACTGAGTCAGAGTTTTAAGCTTCCGCTTTGGCAGTTTGTATGTGGAATAATGTTAGACTCTCATCAAGTAGGTCGACTGAGTTCTTTTCAACTCGACCCAGCCTGGAAAGACGGCTACGGAAAACGCTCTTATGAGTGTGCCTACTGTGGCAAAACCTTCAAACCCAAACGTATTAACCAACTCTACTGTTCAAACGAATGCGGCACAAAAGAAGAGGAGTCTAAAAATGGAACTTTCGATAAACCTAAACCTACTGAGCCTGCTCCTAGTGAGTTTAACCCTACTGAGCCTTCTAGCGTCTCTGTGGATAGTTTTGATGGTGAAGAGGATGTTTTGGGGCTCCTGGATTCAATCGCGGCGCATGGAGAAACAACTCCTGGAGGAGTGGCCACAGACGCCACCAGAGGCTAAGTTTGGCAATGTAGATGTAAGCCCTGACATACAGAACATTAAGGATCAAATAGGTAAACTTGAAGACCTAACCCAAGACGAAATAGAGTGGGCACGTGAACGCGGTGCCCTTGATGTAGAAGAGATTGTAGAGATGGTTGAAGCAAACAAGCGCGGAGAACTCTGATGACAGTACTCAGACTAATAAAAGGTCTCATCGGGGCGGAGGATCTCAACTTAGGAGACTCCTCCTCTACATTTAATAGAGAGACTTACACTGGTGGCAGGATTGCTCTTAGATACATAGACGCTGAGGTTATTCCTTCAACTGGGTTAGGAGGAGTAATCGGTGACCATTTGCATGTTCAAAACACTGACTCGATGACTATTTCCACTACTTTTGGAATCAACGGAGCAGGTACATCTGTAACTTTAGATGCAAGTGGACTTACTGCACCAAGAAGATTTACTTTTCCAGACACCGGTGACCAAGAACTGATTGGGGATGTTGACCTAGCTTCGACTGCAAACAGTTTGGGAGCTTCATTAGTTGGAGTAGAAGACACAGGTGGGTATTTTACTGGCGCAGATGTTGAGGCAATTACTCAAGAACTCGGCGCTGATGTCTATGTGCTTACTACTGAGGAACGTAACAGAGGTAGACATAATGGCTTCAGACTGGGATACTCGTCTACATCTGCTATTACTATCTCGGGCGGCTCTTGGGGCCACGACGGAACGACTCTCCAATACGTATGGATGACTTCGGCGGCTACATTTACTCTTGGTCCAGGTGGTTCGAACACCCGATCAGACGCCTTAGCAGCAAACCAGATCCACTACATCTACATAGATGATAGTGCTGTTGTTACTAGCGGTACAGGCGAACTCACTGCTTCCGAGTTCATAAACTCTACTGACATCCCAGTTTACGACAACCAACGCCACGGATGGTATGCTAGTGGTGCTACTAACACAACTGCCTACGATAGATGTATCGGGGCCGTACTAACCAACACCTCTGACGAGATTTTGGAGTTCTCAGTAACTAGTAGGGCTTTCTATAGGTATGCTAGTCCAGTGGTTGAGTTCACGACTGCTGGTTGTGGAACTACCTACCAAGCTCTTAATCTTAGTTCTTCAGTTCCCAGTTTCTCTACAGCAGCTAAAGTTAGAGTCACTAATGTAAACGCCACTACTGGGCTATTTTTTGATACAGCTAACACGGCCGTCACTCCCGAGGCCCTGATGATCTCGACTGCAAACCGTGCACATACTTTCGACATATCTCTTAATAGTTCTCAGGTTGTTTATTTTTACGGAACTGCTGATACGAACGTTGACATCGACCTAGTCGGTTATTTTATTGACGACTTATAACCAAGGACTCAGCTATGCAGGTATTGCCACCTACTGACCAGGCTCCGAGAGACTCCAACGCCCCGATTGAAGAAATTAAGCGGTTGGAGCTTCAGCGTCAAAACTTAATTGATGAGTTGAAACTTAGGAATAAGTTGCTTCAGTATTATCAAGAGGCCGCGTTTCATAAGGCGCAGTTTAGTAGTAGTTGGAGTTCATTTACTAGGTTTCTTCGAGGCAAGCAGTGGCCGGACAGACGACCTACTTATAAAGTAAGCGCGGTGCTTAATTTCTTACTAGAGAACATAGAACGTAAAAATGCTCTCTTGACTGACACTAAACCCATCCCACAGGTGACTCCTACTGCTGATAAGTTCCAAGACACTGCTGACATTCTGAATATTATTTGTAGACATATTTTTCAGAGTTCTCAGTTTGATCAGTCAATGGTTACATTAGTGGACTTTTCTCAAGTCCTAGGGAGTGGTTTTACTGGCACCCTCTGGCAGAAAGATGAGTTTACTGGTAGAGGCGATGTTTATATCAATTCCTACGACCCTCGGGCAGTTTATTTTGATCCTCTGGTTTTGCAGTCTTACCACCTACACATGGGAGAGTATGTAATTGTGGAGGATGTTTGGCCTGTTGAGAGAGCTAGGGATGAGTTTCCAGAAAGAGCCGACCAGATAAAAGCAGACCCCGGGCTTGATCTAATTACTCATACTGACGAAGGCCAGACTTTTCAGAAGTTAGTCGAAAAAAGACTCGGCCAAAAAGGTGGGCCTAGTAGTAGTGCGGTTCCACGTACATACATAAGAGAATATTACTTAAGAGACAGACAAAGAGACTCTAATAAGAAATTTGTCTTTACAAAAGGATGCCGTAAGGTTACGATGGCTGGGAGTTGTATAGTCGACGACGGCCCGAATCCCTACAACGACGGAATGTTTCCGATTGATATGTATAGTTGGCATATTGACTACGACACCGCCTGGGGCTGGGGTGATGTAGAGTTGTTAAAAAATCCTCAAGAAATACAAAACAAACTCCTGAGTCTTATTGTCGAGAATTTGATGCTCATGTCCAACGCAATCTGGATTGGTGACTCAGACGCTCTTGATAAGAAACAGTGGGATCAACTAAACAACGCTCCTGGTAAGATTATTAAGAAGCGTCCGGGGAGAGAACTAAGGAGAGAACAAGGTGTTGCAATTCCGCCGCATGTGTTTGAGGCAGTGAGGTATATTGAGTCTTCAGATGAGAAGATAAGTGGTCTGGTAGACGTAATGCGCGGAATTCGAACCGGACAAGTAAGTTCAGGAGTTGGGATTGAGAGCTTGCAATTCATGGCTCAGGCACTTATTAGACTGAGAGCCCGTGCACTCGAATCCATGCAGGCGCGGATTGGGAGGAAATTAATAAGTAGAGTTTTCCAGTTCTACGACACCGAACGCATAATGAAATTCATTGAAGCAAACGAGCGTGATGATGAGACTCCTTCAAAAGTTTACTCAACAGAACTAATCAAACCTATCAACGAAAGAAGGTTTGATGCGTGGTCGGATGTTGTGTTTAGAATAGAGCCGGGCTCGTCACTTGCGATTGCCAAACAACAAAAAGAAATAAGGGCTTTTAGACTTAGGGAGTTGGAAGTAATTGACGACCGGGCCTTACTTGAGGACATTGAGTATCCACACAGAGAAGCAGTAATGAAGAGAGTAGAACAAAAACGCCAAGATGCTGCTAATCAGGAACTAGCGGCTCAGCAAGGCCAAGCGGGAGGAGGACAGTTTCCTAACCAAGAGGGCGGAAGTCCTGCGGGGAGGTTCTGATGTTTGAAGTAAAGGATGTCAACAGAGCCAAACAAATTGCGGATTTTGTGAGTTTGTTACATGAATATGTCAGTGAGAACCCGGAAGTTGGGTTTAAAAGCAGCGCGGAAGATTATTGTGATCAGACATTTCTGCGTCTAAACAAACCCTTCTTTTCTGCTAAGGTGGGTTATCTTAATAGCAAACCAGTTGGATTTGCAACAATGTCCTATAGTCCAAGTCAAAAAGAACTTTGGATTGAGGATGTTTATGTAGGACAAGAACATCGTCGGCAGGGTTATGGGAGAAGGTTGTTGTGGTCATTCGAACCAGAAGCTGCAAACTCTCCTGCTTATTGTGTGATGTTTAAGAGTTCGCTTAGTCAGAGACTTTTACTTAGGCTTGTTTATGGTATTAAGATTAGGAGTAAGACAATTAGTTATTTTACACGAGATGACTACAACAAGTTAAGAGCACAAAGCGAGGCACAAAATGAATGAATTAAGTAAACTCAACCGACATTTTCTCGAAATGACAATGGATGATTGTCTGGTAGAGTATACAGTTGTTAGGTTTGGAGGCGGTGGAGGTGGAGGTGGAGGTGACGGCGGTACGGTTGCGGGAGTAATGGCAGGACAACCAGATAACGATTACGGATTAAGTGCCACTGAAATCTCTGCTGCACAAGATATGGCCGATTTTGCGCAGGGAAAGTCTGACAGCCTCGGTTCCAACGTTGGAATTGGTACAGAAATGTCACCGGCGCACGGGTTTGCTTTTGGTAAAAGCGGACTTGGTTGGGGGAAGGCTAATACTTTTGCTGATGTATATGGCAGGCAGTCAAACATCTCTAAGGGAGCTAATTTTGTAGGTAATATTGTCTCAAGTGCACTACTTAATCAGGCACCGAATCCTGCTGGACTTGTTGCTGGACTTGCCATAAGCCATGCTGATCCAGTTCTTGGTGGCTATCCGTCTCCTTCTCCTGAGCCAGAAAGTATTGAACGTGGAGGTTCACCAGTTCCTCCCGGGCCGCCGTCGTTCCTACAACCAAAACCCACACCTACTCCAAGAGAAAAAGAACAAGTCTTGACTGATCGTTCTCAGCTTGAAACTAGACCAGTTTCAACCGAGCCTCCTATACCTTCAGTTGAGCCAGAAGTCTGGAATCCTCCTCAATGGAAACGAGAGAAAATGTCTCCAGATGAAATTGACGCACGTAATCGCTTACTAAGAGAACGTGAGCTCGCCGCTAGAGAACGTAATCTTGAAGCACTTAATGCTATGAAATCAACACCTACTAAACCTACTTTCTATAAAACACCACCTGCAGCAGCCCGTACTGGTGCACCTTTACAGAAAGTACTAAGTTTACCAAGAACCTAACTTAAGAAGAGAGGAGACTATTATGTATGAAGAAGACTTAGGACAACTAGCAGCAATGCCGCCAGGCGGAGGAGGTGGAATGGGAGGAGGTGAGATGGGTGGTCCTCCAACGTCACAAGGTGCGCCTATGCCTATGCCTGGACCTGAAGGTGGACCTCCTGGTGGTGCTCCTGTCGAACAGCAGGCTCTTCAGATGTTGGCACAAGGAGTTGATATTTGCTTACAGGCAGCCGGAATCGACCCTTCAATTCAGCAGATTGTTGACGGTCATGTGAAAAAAGCGCTGGTAGATGTACTAACTGTCTACGGAATGGCCGAGGAAGCCAAGTTTGTAGCTCAACAGATTGACCGGATGCGCCAACAATCTCATAGACAAAACCTAGCAGGTGCAAGTGGACCTCCGGGCGCGCCTCCTGGTGGACCTCTTGTTGCTCCTCCATCCGGACCAGGCGGACCTGGCGGACCTCCTGGTATGATGGGTTAAATATAATGAAGCTTAATGTGTTAACTTTTAACTTACATCCTAACTTTCCGTCCTCTGGCGGACTCTGGGGACTCT